ATGGGTAGGTATAGTTTTTTTATTCTTGGCTTTTTCTATCGTGGTAATTACGTTCATGCCGATAGTTTCATTAATGACGTATTATCTGATAGAGGTAGCCTTTATAGCAATTCAAATAGCAATAGGATTGTTGATTCTTCGTTTGGCTATTTGGATAGTGTTAGTAGCACTCAAGAAGAAAACAGTTCAGATAAATCCAACAATGAAGAAAGCAGTGAAACAAATCCTACGGATAAACTAGGATTAGAATATGATGATTTCTCGAATCCTCACGTTTTCGGTAATGTTTCGACAGAAATATCTCCAAGGAAAGCAGATACAGTTTATGCAGGCCCTAACAATGGGTGGAATATTGCGGGTTATTTTGTTAGTTGGCGATTAGATGGAACGTTAACTCCAGCACAGGTTGCTCATAATATCGATATGATTGTTCGTCAATCCAGAAATAGTTTTGCTGGTGTTAATTCTCGTTTAAACGGTCTAGAAAATTGGCAGAAAGCTCAACAAAGCCTGAACAGCACGTATGGCAACAATATTACTTCACTTAATTCTAGAGTTACGCAACATACTACACAAATAAGTAATGCTTTTAGCAGAATAGCAAATTTAGAAACATGGCAAGGTCAACAACGTACTTGGAATACTGCAACAGGTAATAGTATTTCATCGTTAAATAGTTGGCGAACAGCACAGCAGAATTTAAATACTACCTATGGCAACAATATATCGTCATTGAACAACTGGAGAACGGCACAGCAACAATTGAACAGTACGTATGGGAACAACCTATCTTCACTCAACACTTGGCAAGGTCAACAGCGGTCGTGGAATACAATGATTGGAAATAATGTTACTACGTTAAATAATTGGCGCTCAGCGCAACAAGACTTAAACAGTGTTTACGGTAAAAATCTTGAGAATCTTAATAATTGGCAAGGACAGCAACGTACATGGAATACCACTATTGGAAATAACGTAACTTCATTGAACAACTGGCGCAATGCCCAACAAGATTTAAATAGTGTCTTCGGCAAAAACCTTGAGAATCTCAATAATTGGCAAGGACAGCAACGTACATGGAATACCACTATTGGAAATAATGTAACTTCGCTAAACAATTGGCGTAGTGATCAACAAGATTTAAATAGTGTTTTCGGTAAAAACTTAGAGAACTTGAACACATGGCAAGGACAACAGCGTGATTGGAATTCTATGATTGGAAACAATGTTACTGCATTAAATATTTGGCAGACAGCACAAGTTGCTCTTAATGCGGTTCATGGCAATGCAATCGCTAGTAATAGTAGCCGTATCACAGAGATAGAAAAATCGTTAAATAGTTGGAACTGGACGGACGCTGCAATTATAGCAGCGATTCTCGGTTTGCATGATACATGGAAATCAGACGATTATATGGGTCCAATATTAGATAATGATGGTGATGCCGTCAAACTCATGAAGGCGGTAGCGATAAGAATCAGCTCGAGTATAACTGAGGTAGTTGTAGCTATTAACTCTTTAGCACGTAATATTCAAGCACAATTTGATTTTTATTTTACGGACGGTGGTTTCTTCTGGGAAGCTTATGACAAGCGTTGGAACAATTTCCCTTTGTGGCTCCAGGGGTTGCTTAACAACTATTTTGACCATATTTACAACGTGAACAATAAGGATTCATTACTTTATCGTTTGCTTTATGCATTTATGGAAGAAATGGATAAGACAAGATTCTTTATCATTGAAATTAATGACAATATTATCATTGCGAACGATTCATTATTGTTAATAATAGATTGGTTGCGAATGATTTATAGTAAGCCACCGTTAATAGTTCCTCCATTTGATTATGATCGATTACAAAAAATGTTGGAAGAATTAAGTTTTGGAAATATTGTTAATGAAGCTGGTACCAATTTTTGGGATTTTTTAACAGAGTTGATTAAAACATTAGGAGATATTTTAACTACTGCCTTAACCAGTCTAACTGATATTGTTAAGGAAATATTAGATATATTAGGGGATTTGATTAACCAAATAATTAAGCTCATTGTTCCAGAAAACATTGATTTTATTGATGAAGGATTCGGGTCAATAAAAATTAAACTTGATGCAAAATTTGATGGTTTCTTGAGTTTAGGCGGTCAAATAGTTGAAGTTGTTCAGCCTATTGATGCTGAATTTAAAGAGGTTATTTCTATTGACATAATGGGAGCACAATTTTCACCAGACTTTAATACTATCGATTGGGTTGTTGTTCGCTTTAGAACTGTTATGGCGTTAAGCATTTGGCTATCTGTAGCAATTTACATTTTTAGGAAAATAACAGGAAATGGGGATTTAATCAATGATAATTGAGTTGCTATTTAAACTAATTATTGGTGTCATAGATTTGCTTATATCGTTGATTCCCACAATCGAATTTAACTTTGAGTTACCAGATACAACAGCTTTTAGAGAAATGCTTGGTTTAGCAGTCTATTTTTTCCCAGTTGGTACTTTGATAACAGCTCTAGGTGTTTTAATTGCTGTTCAAAATGTTCAATTTATTTTAAAAATATTTAATTTTGTATACAAAAAAATTCCTTTTATAGGCGGATAAAGAGGGGCAAAAAATGCAGTCCGCGCGCGAGCGTGGCAAGCATTTTTGCACCTTTATCGAATGAAAGAATAGGTTTGTCAAATTAAGAAGCTAAAACATTGAAGGAGTTAAAAGCATGAAAATTTTCGAGTTTATCAAGTATAAGGGAATTGATTATAAAGAAGCAAGGAAGTTGCGGAAAATGGGGATAAAACCTTTTAAAGAATATGGATTAACACTTTTCACAGGTCGACAAGGTGCAGGGAAAACGATGACTTTAGTACATGAAGCTGAGCGTTATCGTGAAGAATATCCTGACTTATATATTTGTAGCAACTTTGGCTATGTCTACGAGAATGAACCCCTAAAAAGTTTAGCAGATATTGCGAATGCAGTATTGAAAGCAAAAGAAGCAGAAGCGAGTGGCATTCTTATTTTATGGGACGAGATCCAAAATGATTTTGATAGCTTTTCAAAAGTTTCTCGTGATGTCCTTGCAGTTGTTACTCAGCAAAGAAAGCAACATATCAAAATTTTAGGTACTTCTCAAGTTTTCACACGTGTTTCTAAGGCACTCCGTGAACAGACATTTGAAGTTTGCGTTTGTAATACGATAATGGGGCGTTACACTAGAGGGCGTTTTTACGATGCTGACGAGTTTTCACACAATATTGATAAACCAGATAGCAAAAAGCAGTTACACCGTTTACGTACAACGTCATTCATTCAAACAGATGATTTAAGAATGCTCTACGATTCCTATGCAGTTATCAAAACTTTATCTCAACAAGCAATTGAAGAAAAAAAGAATCCAAATACCAATCTAATGCTTGTTAACAAATAGAAACGTATATAAAGCGTAGTCAAGTATAAATGTCTGAGCGTAGCGAATTTATGCCTTGACTACTATACACAGAACCCCAAACCCTAGAGTGTCTTCTTCGGTATTACCATACCGGAGAAGCTGGCTCCCGCCGAGGGGTGCCCCTCCAGAATGAGGGGGTGGGGAGTTGATCACTTACTTTTTAGAAAAACGCAAAGAATAAGTGCTCTAAAACTCTGTTTATTCCAGGAGCAATTAAAGATATTCCAATACTAAAGAGAATAACCCAAGTTACGACTATTCTTTTTAGTTCTCTATCCTTCAACGAATTCCTCTTAATGATTGCATCTGCCAAAAATTTAGCTGAAAAAGCAACTAAACAAACTCCTAAAATTAAAAATATTAAGTAGTAGATAGTTAGTGTTGGATAGATTTCTATATTTGCATCGTTTGCTGAATTCATTTTTTCACCACCTTTCTTAAAATATATCAAATGGAAAGAGGTATTTCTATGTTTGTTGAATATGACTTTATGATTATTAAACGGATTTCTATCCGAGAAATGTATAAAAGAAAAGTACAATTGTTAGTATTGTGTGATCCCGAATCAAATACAGAACTTCATTATCTTGTAAATTACAAGATTGATCTATCAAAGTTCAAAAGAAATGATAAGGTTCGAGTGAAACTTGGTGTTAGTAGGAAAGGCGCTTCAAATGTTCCTCATTATTTTATAAAATCTATCGAACGTGTTATCTTAAAAGGGAAGGTAGCAGCTTATGTATGATGGAAAAGAAAATTCAACCCCCGTTTCTAACAGGGGGGTTGTCGATACATGCCCAAAATCTCCAATCGCTTGCGTAGACTGGTTTAGTTGCACTTTTTTCTCTGCAAGAAATTGGCAAGAACTTGCAGCACTTTTTCGGTTTCCTTTAGAGAAGTTTACAGTGAAAGAAAAGGGGATAAATGGTTATTTAAAATCAGCAATATGGGATAATATAGAGTTTTATTTTGAAGGTCATAACGATTCTATGGGCATTTGGTTAAATTTAGGGGGACAAGGTTGTCGTCAATTCGAGGAATTGTTTGAACACACTAAATGGACATGGATAGAAGTTTTTGAGTTTGTACTTGAAGAAAAAGCAAATGTAACTCGTTTAGATATTGCGATTGATGATTTTAACAACATATTTACGATACACCAGTTAGAATTATGTATGAGAAACGGTTGTGTAGCGAGTCGTTTTAAGCATGGCAGAAATTTTGAAAAGATAAATCTTGAAACTGGTCAGACTGAGGGGCAAACATTATATTTTGGACAATCGGAAGTAATATTTCGATTTTATGATAAATACTATGAACGGTTGCAAAGAGGTAAATATTTTCATGAGGATATTAAAACATGGGTTCGTACTGAGGTTCAGCTTCGTGGCGATCGCGCAAAGGCTGCTTTAGATGTGATTGTTAATAACGATATGGATTTGGGTGATTTTCTTAGAGGATTGTTAAATCGCTATATTGCGTTTAAGGTAAAGGGAAATGACACGAACAGAGCAAGATGGAAAAACACTAGATGGTGGGATAAATTTCTCAATAATATTGGCAAAATTAAGCTCTCTCTACAAGCTCCCGATAAAAGTGTTCTTCGTACAAAGGACTGGATTGACAAGCAAGTGCTTGCTTCACTAGCAACTCTGTATATCTCGCTCGGTTCAGATGATAAACTCTTTAATGATTATATCATCGAGAAAGGCAAATCTCAAATGAGTGACCAGCAATTGGAAATGGCTTTAGAGTTTGCAAAAAAAGATGAATTTCGAAATCAACTTAAATCAGATATGATTTCTTATATAAAAAATAAACAGTCATTTAGCAAACAACAATCAGTTAACGGATGGTTAAATACTTCAAAATCTATTTTAAAATATTATGAAGAAAAACATTCAAAAATCAGTTAATTAATTTAATAAAATTACGTTTAATGGTAAAATTAATTGAGGTGATTGAATGGCATTTATAAATTCCGATAGATTATGGATAACCATAGGAAATGATATTCTTTTGATTATAAGTATCATTTTGATTCTCTATTATATTTTCACTGGCAGTAGATTCAAAAAAGATACGTTCAACAATCCGTTTAATAGTAAGTTGCTATTGTGGATTGCTGTATCGCTTATTTTGATAACATTGTTATTAGAGTGACAAATGGTTTGGAGGTTAAGAAATGACGAATATTATTATGGTTATTTTTATATTGGGGATTCTAGGTGGCTTGAAAAAAATATTAGAAGTCAGTGAAGAAAATCCAGAATTAAGTTCTTGGGAAAACATAAAAAATTGGATTAATAGGCATTAAAAACAGGGTTGAAATGTTACAAATATATTAAATAACGTAGAGAGGGCTAAAAAGAGCAAAAAAAATAAGCTTATTAGCCTTTATATTTTAACTATGAACTTTGTATAATATATATTATGTAAACTATAATATAAAATTTTTCGAACACCGTATTTAGCGGATAATTTTACGGCTCTCCTCCCTCTTATTTAGGATTATTTCCTTCAAATTCACCTAATTGGCAGCATAATCCAAAAAAATAGTCGTTTGAGCGATAGTTTTTGTTTTTGTTTGTTCTACAACTGATAAGAGAATCAACTGACAAATTATAGCTGTACCTTTGTCTGTATTTGATTTTGTTGATCCTTGATTCTTTGAATTCAAGCTTTGGTTTGCAGCTGCTGGCCAAACTCAATGAATCAGTCAAGTAATCGTTGTTCACGATCTTATCAGTACTGATTCGTACTTAACCCAGCAAATTTGTGCTAACTAATAGCCTAATGGGAATCTTGATCACAGGCAAACCAGCAGCGCTATAAACAAGAAACGTTTCGTTGCGTTCAGTTTTCACCTAAACGGATCAGATTCCCATAGCGAGTCCTAATCAAGGGTGCACAGTCATCTAAGTACAAGTTTCGTTTTGTTGCTGCCAATAAAGCAATGACAGCTACGGAAAGTTTCAAACTATGTAATACAGGATCGCCGAAAAGACAATGATCAAAATGACCAAGACAACGATTAGTTGATTTAAACGTCGAATAAGCAGGTTTTTCTTATTTTTTTCAAATTCTTTTCCTTCATTTCGATAATATTCTCTATCTTTTGTTCCCACGAGCGCCAACTCCTTTTCCCTGATTTTATCACTATCCTGAAAACAATGGGTGCAATCAAGGTGTTTTGTACAATAAATGGCAGTATTTTGTTAGAGCCTACAATCGTATGCGCATAGCGACTAAATAAGACGACTGACGAGTTCCAAGTGATTCATAACGGCAGCTTTCCGAATAACGCCCATACCAGGAAACGACCTTTGCTGATAGGCAGCAACTAATAGCTGCAGCCCAGCTGTTTGCGTAGGATACTCTTCCTCATGCTGTAACAAAGCTTCCATGACTTCGAAAAACTTTTCTTTCTGACTTGGTAATTCTTCCTCAGAAAATAAGTGAACGATTCGCAAGTCTTGCTCTGCTGTCGGATAGATCCAATGCAAAACCAACCGTTTTGAGGGATAACTGTGCTCATAATAAATTTTGCTATCGACAGAAAAATCACTAAATCCCGCATAGCCCAATTTATGATAAAGATGATGGGTTTTTGAAAATCCTTCCTCCGGACATTCTGTATAAAAACTATTTTTAGGTAAACGGGTAAACGGATCTTCCATCAGTAGTTTCGGGCCGTTGATTTTATTTAACAAACGAAACTCTTTGCTTACCAGCACCGGCAGTGTATTTTCCCGCCAATCACTAGCGAGTGCTTGGTCCGCTTGATGGATGATCCAAAGATCAGGCTTTTCTTCCACTGTTTCAATGGGACGATCTACGATCATTGCTTTAGGGGCAGTAACATTTTGCAACTCTGCTAACCCCTCTGCCGTCAGAAAAGCCCCCGCCTGTGGATTGCGAACCAGATAAAAAGGATGCTGCTTCCTTTGAAACAGGTCAATGGTCGTCCAAAACGTTTTTGATTGCTTGACTGGTTCAATGATCGGCTGGATCGCGTCTGACAAACAATCTTGTTCCAACAGTGCTTTCAACGCCAATAAATCAAATTGTTTTCCACGAATATACGGGAAGTACATCTTCTTCTCTCCTTCTTACTCGCCTGATAAAAAACGTTTTTCCAGCGCTTCATAGGCTGCTCTCGTAGCGGCCAATTCTTCTTTCAAGGCTTCGATCGCTTGCAGCTGAGTATCTTCAATAAATCGATCATAGTAATTGACTCCACCACCGAACAAGTCATACTCAGGCTGACGTTTCTTCAGTTCTTGGTACAAACGTTCTGTTGAAAATACCCGCAATCCTCGAGCAGTCTGTTTTGCTTTGCCGACTTCTCGCGCTTGTGCCGAAATCAACCGAAACAATAAAGCATTTTCTGGAACCTGCAGCTCTTGCCGTTGGGGCTTCTTTTCGACACTAAAATACCCTTTGCTGCCCGTTTCTTTTTCAAGAAATGCATGATAGACCAGAACACCAATTGTAGGTCCAATCTGATCTTTGACTTTCTCATACAATGCCTTGGGTAAGACAAAATAATTATAATTCCCAATAAAGGATAGTTTTGCTTTTGAGCGAAAATCTGCCAAACTAACTTTGAGTTCGTAGCAACGCCATTCAAAGGTATTTTCAGTCGTCAAGCGACAACTCAACGTATCCACGATGCCGTGATCATCTGGCATGACTACCTCTTCTACCACAATATCACTGTTTTCACGACAATAATAATAAAGTGCCTCTTCCATTTCTAAAGTTAAGGATGTCTTCACAAATTCACGACCTTTGTCTTGTTTCACCTATTATAAAACATATGTTCGCATTTTGGAAGAGGGAAATAAGAGCAGCCTATCATCCCCTCACCCATTCGGGCATCCGTTAACGAGAATCTCTTCAACCGTCCTCTTTGTACCGCGGAATCGTAACAAAAAAAGCAACAAGAGCACACCAAGTTGAGCGATTAATAGACCTTTAAAGGGAAATTCAAAAGTAAAGCCTGCGGGAAGATGAAAGAAATGAAAAAAATCCTGCAGTGCTTTTTGACTAAGCCACAAACCGCTGACAAGCCCTATCAAACTAATAACAATGCTTTGAATGCCTACAAAGAAAAGCTCTTCTAAGGTGACCAACAACGGAGACTGTCCTAACAACAACCGAATACTCAGAGATTGCTGCTCCTCCCCCATCAAATGAAAACGATACATGTGATTGCAGTGCCATAAAAAGGCGGCGATCAAGCCTACAGTTAGAACGCCTAGTACGAAGCGTAGCAACTGCAAAAAGAAAAGCCAACTGGCATACGTGAGATCCATCTGATTCTCACTGCTATTTGTTTCATATTGTAGCCATTGATGAAAAAACACTAGCCAATGCTCTGCAAAGATGGCGATGATCTGTAGAAGAATCGCCAACACACCACTCATCAGCAAACTGCGCCTACGAAGAGCCGCGTGCCAGCCAAATTGGCAAGGATAGTAGAAGTACCGCCATTTGTTCATGATATCTCTCCTTTTGGCGTCTATTTTACAGAACTTTCCAAATTTAGACAAATATCATCTTGTTTGCATAATATAATTATGATCAAAAAAAGAGTGCGGCATGCAGTCCACACTCTTTTCCCTTTCGCTATCGACGTTTACAAATACCTTGTTAGTAGCTGCAACAAACGCTGCGGAAATTCTGTTAGATTGGAAAGATCAATAAAGCGTTCTTCCCCATAAATCGCTTTGATCACCTCTTTGTCTTGCCCAATAGCAGCTGCAAGAAACAGCACCCCTTGTCGTTCATAGTCAGCGATCACCTGCTGAATATCTTCTTTGGCTTTTACCCCTGTATAATCAGGAAGAGCTTTTGGCTGGCCATCACTGATATTCAAGAGTAATTTTGTGGTTGCCGGCTGATGAGCGAGCTTTTCAGCTAGCACGCGCAAGACAGCTCCATCACGGTTATTTTGCCGAGGCTTCATTGTCATGAGTTTCTCTGGCACAAATTCAAAGCCTTCATTAAATTCTTTGTATGCAAAAAGCGAGGTTTTTTCACGAGCGGTCACGTCCGCTGTATCGCCATAGATCATCAATGGCAAAGATAAACGTTCGGCAAAAGCATTCACCGCTAAGACCGCCTGTTGGGCATACAATATCCGATCTTCTCGAATCATCGAACCTGATTCATCGATGCGCAAAGCAAGAGCTAAGGAAGGCTGTTCGTGAGGTGGATTCTTCTTGTCAAAGGTCCGAAAATCCTGATACGCAACCTTGCTGGCATCAAAGCGTGTACCACTGTACTTACCTTTACTGTATGCCGAAGCTTGTTCGTTTTCCAATACTTCTTGGGTTTGCTTGATCAATGACTCTACGATCGGCTGCAACGGCTGCAAACGCTGTTGGGCTTCAGTCGCTTTTTCTAAATCGACGGGTGGTCGATGAACGATCAGCCCTTCTTTGGCATGGATCGATTCTTTCAATGCTTGTCGTGCTGCCTTTGATGCCGTGGTTTTCTTTTCTTTCTCCTGGGCTTCATACGCTTCGATCGACAAAGAATGAGAAGCAGGAGCTGCCTCTTGTGTCTCACTCCCAGCTTTTGCTTGGCCATCATGACTATTGCGTTCTAGTTCTTCTGAAAACGTCGCCTCAGTTGCTGCGCTTTTCGCTTCTTGTTTGTCAGAATCACTGGTTTCCATCGTTTCCGCCTCAGTTTCTTGATTGGCGGTCTCAAGGACTTGCTCATTTTTTAGGATGGGCGTGCCTTCTTCCACTACATTGCGTTGGTCAGCCTCTTCGCTGCTGACTCTGCGTCCTTTGATTTGTTCTTTAAAGGCATTTAGCGGTTGTCCAGAAAACAAAAGCCGCAATTGCGCCAATAACCCTGAAGCTTCTAGCGCCTGTTGTAACAGAGAAAGCTCATTTGGATCGGTAGTGATTTTGTAGAGCACTTTGCTATCAATTGCTGTAAAGGGATCTTGTCCTTGTTTGACAGCATTTAACCAATAAAAATAGGAACGCATGCCCGCCACCCCTTTGATGGCGTTGGCTTTGGCGGTCACGTCTAGTAAGCGGATGATTTCAGCCATTTTCTCTGCAGTCGTTTTGTCCGGATAACTGGTTTTGGCAATGCCTCGCTGCACCATGACTGCTAGCTCAGGTAAATCCATTTTTTCAGCGTGCTGCATCCGATCTCGCAAGGATTCGTTCAAGGGGCGGTTGCCTTGGTAATTCCGATTCGTTGTGATGATCACCACACAGTCAGGGTGTCGTCGAACAAAGCCAGTCGGGATATTCAGCATCCCGTTTTGTTCAAGGGCCGAGTTTAGTGCCACTAGTACCGAAGCATCACGAATGACCGTTGGTTCTTGAATCTCAAGCAAATAGCCTTTTTCCAGCGCCCGTACGATTTCGGAGGGATAAAATTTGTATTGAATCGTCGGTTGCTGATCACTGGTTTCAATCCGTTCGATCAGTTCCGCAAATTTCGCCCGTGCCCGCTCACGAGTCAAGGAAAAATGCCGCTGGATCAAAGCCAAGACATCTTCAAAACAATCACTTTGATAAATCGCATCCAGCAAGTCCTTGTCCTCTTCTTGGTCGGTGTTGATCACTGGTAATAAAGCACCAAATACATCTGACTTATCCATATCCGCAAAGCAGGTGATTTTGGTGTAGGGCAGTTGCAAGTCGGCAGAAAGTGCCTTTGCCAACTGAGTCTTACCCGACCCAGCATCGCCTTCCAGCAACACATTGAAGATCTTCATCTCTGGATCCGCCCAATTCAACGCGATCTCTGAAGCAATTCGTAGTTCTTCAGCACTGGTCTGATGACTTTGTGGTTTTTTCCAAATCATGGTTTGTTCTAATTTGCTAAAAGCGCGTCCTTTCGTTACGACAAAAGACGGTTGATTTTGTGTCATGGCAATCTGCTCCTTTTCTTAATAACCTAGCTCATCTAAAAGCCGCTTTAGGATTTTGAAGCGTTCGCCGTATAGCTCGCCATCTTTTTGCAAGGAATCATAAAAAAGCAGAATGTCTTCATCGATTTTAGGATTTTCGGTGTCTACTTCAACGGTCATACGATTTCCTTGCAGGCCAATGATCTCGATCAACGGATTTTCAGGATCGTAAAACTTTTCATGGCGATAGGCCTCTTGAAAATACAAACTAGATTGCGCCACTAAGATTGCTAGATCTAAGATTCTAGTGAGGGGTAGTTCTTCTGACTGACGAGACCATTTTTCACCTGTATGGCGCCAAACCTTGCCTGAGATATCGACTTTTCCGCGATCATTCCATTGTGCTAATCCGAGGGAAAGGCCTTTTGCATCTGTATGTAACGCATTTTTTCCGTCAACAGTATCATAGTCTTCCACTTTAATGACGGGCTTATGTTTCAAGTTTTCTGGTATTTTCAT